CGCTTTCCCTTATCCCCGAACGGGTCTGAACTGGCCGAAACTAGCCAGGATCAGCCGAGATTGGAAAGTCCTTGCCCTGATGCGGCTGGATCGTACGGGGCGCAGGTTGGGGTATGGGCTAGTGAGCATTTGGGCGTTGATTTGTTTCCTTGGCAGCAGCATGTTTTGGATCAGCAGTTGCTTCATGATGAAAACGGTGATTTGTTGAATCGTGTTTCGTTGGTTTCTACTGCGCGACAGAACGGGAAGTCAACGGCGTTGGCTGCGCTGGTTGGTTGGTGGTTAACGGAGATGCCGAAAATACGGGGGCAGAAACAAACCGTGTTGACTACGGCAAACCGTCTTGACTTGGCCGTGTCTTTGTTTGATTTGCTTGCCGACACGTTGGAAGTCAAGTTTGGGGCGCGTCTTGTTAAGGCTTATGGGCGGAATGCGGTCACAATGGCTGACGGAACGCGCTGGACTATTCGAGCAGCGAAACCAAACGTGGGTCACGGAACATCAAACGACCTGATTGTTGCCGACGAAATTTGGGACATTTCCCCTGAAGCGATAGACGGCGGTTTGATTCCATCACAGCGCGCCAGACGATCACCGTTGCTTTCAATGTGGTCAACTGCTGGAACTGAAGCATCAATCGCAATGAAACGATGGCGCGAACAGGGATTGCGCGCAATAGACCAAAACAAAACATCCAGTTTCTATTTCGCCGAATTCTCACCCGATCCGTCGTTAGATGTAAATCAAGAATCAACGTGGATTTGGGGCAACCCAAGTTTGGGGCGAACAATCAGCCTTGAAACATTGCGCGCCGAATCATTGAACCCAAACCGCGCCCAGTTTTTGCGCGCATCATGCAACCTTTGGGTGGCCAGCGATCAAGGTTGGATTCCACCCGGGGTTTGGCCAGCGCTCGAATACAACGACCCAATCCCAGACGGCGGATTTTGCGCGATTGAAGTTTCATTAGACGATTCACGATATTTCGGGGTGCGCGCAGTCCAGCTGCCCGATCGCAGAGTTGCCGTCACCGTTGCTTTTGTGACCGACACCTATTCGGGAATGCTTGCCGAAGTCGCGCAACTAACAACGACAAATGTTCGGTTTCTTATTTCGCCATCAATCCAAATTCACTGGCCGACCCAATACCAAACACGAACAGAAATCGTCGGATACGGCGAAATTGTGCGTTACACCCAAGGCGTAAAAAACATGATTTTTGAAGGCTTGTTAGTTCACGACGGATCAAAGCAACTTTCCGAACATGTCCAACGTGCAGTTGCCGTCAAAGCGGAATCATCAATTGCTTTGTCATCGCAGCGAAGCCCAGGCGAAATTGCGTTGGCTCGTTGCATGGTTTGGGCGGCCGCTTTAGCCAGTCGCCCAGTCATCACAGGAAAACCCATCATCGCTGTTCCAAATAGGTAAAGTCATATCGGCGTTGGCCCTTGCTTACCTTTCGTCGGGATCGGATATGTCTTAGGGCCAATGCCACCTAACTTCCGACAGATATGAGAAACTAAAAACATGGCGCTGTTCAAAAAAGGCATCACAAAAGCCGCAATCTCACAAGACGAACCAAAAGTTCAAGCGGCAGCAGGTGGCACTTACTACACGGGCAACGGTTCAGGCGCGCAATCAATCGGTGAATATTATTCCTACATTCAGGGAACAGCGCGTGATCGCGCAATGCAAGTTGGAACTATAAATCGCAGTCGCGACTTGATCGCATCAGTTCTCGCGTCAACGCCGTTGTGCATGTATCGCAGGCGATGGGATGATGTTGAAAAAGAAATGGTTGACGAACCGATCGCCCCTCGATCATGGTTGCATCAGCCAGACCCACAACTTAGTTATTCCGCTTTCATGTCATGGGTTCTGGATGACCTCATGTTTTTCGGTCGTTGCTTCCTCTGGGTTAGCAGCAGGACTAGCGACGGCCTGCCTGCTTCCTTTACCCGTTTGCCGGCCGCGATGGTGAACACCCTCGACATGAGCGGTCCCGTTTTTGCATTCGGTAAATCAAATGAAATTTATTTTCAAGGCGCGCAACTACCAACCGACGATGTAATCCAAATCATCGGTGGCAATCAAGGCATTCTGTACCAGTCAGAACAAATCATCGCAACATCATTGGCACTAGAACAGGCACGTTTACGCAACGCAAGTTCCGCTTTGCCTGCTGGCGTTTTGCGAACCACTGGCGAACCTTTATCGTCGCAAGAACTTTCTGATTTGGCACAGTCATTTGAACAGGCGCGCAAATCCAACCAAATTGCAGCGATCAACCAGTTTGTTGAATGGCAACCAACCGATGTTGACGCATCAAAAATGATGTTGAACGAAGCAGCTGAATATCAGTCAAAAGAGGCGGCCAGAATGTGCAACGTGCCATTCTTCCTTAACGGAAATTCGATTGGCTCGTACAGTTACCAATCCAACCAGGGCGCTCGAATGGATCTGCTTGTTTTCGCAGCGCGTTCATACATGTTGGCAATTGAACAAACCTTGTCAATGAATAACGTTTTGCCACAAGGAACGATCGTCAAATTTGACGTGGAATCGTATTTGGCCGAAATGATTGATGGCGAAATGGGCGAATACGACGACCCAGAGGAAATGAATCCACCACAAACCCCAACTATGGAGTCAGACTAGAAACATGTTGAAACTAATTTCGCACGACCTCACACTTGACGCATCAAAAGTTGAAGGCGTACCGTCACGCACAGTTTCTGGCGTAGCCGTTCCATACGGCGTTGCCGCAACCGTAAGCGACGGAACAAAAGTCATATTCGAGGCAGGCAGTTTGCCAACCGACGGCAAAGCACCAAAACTGTATGTCAACCACGATTCAGAACAGGCCGTTGGCATTGTCACCGAGCGCGTAGAAACCCCTGAAGGAATGATGTTTTCCGCACGTTTCAGCAAGACTTCACGCGCCGAGGAAGCACTACAACTAAGCCTTGACGGCGTAATTGACAGCGTTTCCGTTGGCGTAAATCCAACAAAATTCAAGATCAAAGACGACGGAACAATGATTGTGCAGGCTGGAGAGTGGATCGAATTATCGCTAGTCACTGGCCGCCCAGCATTCGCCGATGCCGTCATCACGCAAGTCGCCGCGAGCGAGCCAGAGAGTATCCCACAACAAGAAACCGAAATCACTAATATTCAAACAGAAGTTCCAGAACAGGAGAAAGAAAACATGTCCGCAGAAGCCCCAATCGAAGCAGCAATCCCAACTTCCCCAGTTGTATTCGCTGAATCAAAGCGCGAATTTAAAATGCCATCAGCAGGTGAATATCTTGCTGCAATGCACATTGGCGGAGACACATTCCGCAAAGTAAACGCAGCATTCCACGATGCAGCGCGACGCAACCAGTCAGCAATTGAAGCAGTATCACAGGACTTGACCAGCGACACCCCGGGTCTCTTGCCAGTTCCAGTTCTTGGCCCAGTGTTCCAGAACTACAACTTCATTCGCCCAACTGTTTCAGCATTCGGCACACGCGCAATGCCACAGGGAAGCGGAATTTCATTCACGCGCCCAAGCATCACCACGCCAACCGCAGCTGGAAAGCAGAACACGCAGGGAACAGCAGTTACTTCGCAGACAATGGTTCTTGCAGCAAACACGGTGACCCGTCAGACCGTTGCAGGCTCGATCCAAATCGCGCAACAAACAATGGACTTCACAGATCCTGCAGCAATGAACGTCATCTTGAATGACCTTGCAGGCCAATATCTGAAGCAAACGAACGACATCGCAGTTGATTATCTCGTTGCACAAAAGCAGACTTCGGGTTACACCTGGACTGTTACCGCAGGCGACGTGTCATCGTTGATCACGGGCATTTATGGTGCAGCAGAAAACATTTCAGCATCAACCAACTTGTTCCCAACCCATCTCGTCGTGTCAGTTGACGTATGGCGCAAACTGGGCAGTCAGGTAGACGATGTAAATCGACCAGTATTTCCAGCCATTGGCGCACCTGGCCTTATCGGTCAGAACACCCTTGGTGCAGGATCGGCCGCTTCATGGTCAGGAATGAACCCACTTGGTTTGGAAATCATCGTTGATGGCAACGCAGCAAGCGGAACAATGCTTGTAGTTCACGGGCCAGCCGTAGAATTCTACGAAGCACAACAGGGCATGCGTTCAGTCGAAGTGCCTGATCTGTTGGCTCGCACGTTCTCTTACTACGGTTACTTTGCAACATTCGTTCAGGATGCCCAGAACCCATCGGCGGTTGCAGGTAGCCAGTTCGTACAATCAATTACCGTCGCTTAGTAGAAAGGCGGCCTAACCGCCATGGCTACATATTCGGTCACACATAAGCAGTTGTTAGACAACTACGCCGTCATTCAATTACTAACCCCCACAGAAATTGAAGTCGGCCAGTCAATCACAGTCGGAGCAGTAGGCGCGCCATTCAATGGCACGTTTACTGTTTACGATTGCCCTGAATACTTGTTCACGGGCGTTGACGGCCAAGGCGATTTAACCTTTGACGCATTCACGCCAATTCCAAATCAGGTGCTGTACGCGGTCACAGGATCAAACGTTGATCGAGGCCCAGCAACTGGAACTGTCACCTATACGCAAACCTGCACATGGATTACAGCCAACGACATTTCCGATTGGTTGTATCTGGCCACAGCGACGGCAGGCGATCAAACGTTTCTAACGATCTGTGCGGCAGCGGCAAACAATTTCATTTGGCGCAGACGGCAGGAAAGCGGTTACACAGGCGACAGCCTGACCACTGTTCCATCGCAGGATGTGAAACTTGGAACGATCATGTATGGCGGCGCGCTTTACCGCCAGCGCGGATCAGTTGACGCTTTCAGTTCGTTTAACGACATGGGAAGCCAACCCCCTGTTGCATTGTCAGCAATGGTGATGCAGTTAGTCGGCATCTCACGCGCCCAGGTGGCCTAAGGCCAACCGCTTACCCCGACTTACTAAACAAGGCGGTGGATGATCTGGCAACAACCCTTGGGACAATTTCCCCAGCCATCACGATTGTCACCGATCCGCGCAACATGCAACCCCCGTGTGCATTCATTAACGCGCCATCGTTCACAA